TATAGATATCAAAGTTTCCTAAAACTATATTGATATCTCCACCAGCCGCTGATGTATGTTCAGTAGTACATCTATATGTTCTACCACCATACTTAACTAGGTCGTTTAATTTGTATTGTGTACTAGAAGCATAATCACCTTTAAAAATAATACCATCACTAAATTGTTCAAATTTAGACTGGTCTAAAACTGTGCCTGATGATGTGTATTGAGTAGTACAACGGTATTGTTTACCACCATAAGAAACTAGGTCGTTTAATTTGTACCAAGTTCCGTCAGCATATGCACCTTTAAAGTAAAATGATTCTTGGTGTAATTGCCAATATTCTGTAAATGTTCCAGGACTTGTATAAAAATCTTGTTCTGTTGCTGGTGACGTGTGATTTTGAATACACACATAAGCATTACCACCATATTTTGCGATATCATCAATAACATAGCCAGTTGTTCCTGACCAATCGCCTCTCCATTTAAACTTTAATCGTCCTAATTTGAAATCTGCCATTTTTCTCTCTATTTACCTACTAATTTTGTCCATCTTAAACAGCGCTTTGATAAGTCGTTGCATTAACCGTTGACGTTAAATCTTCAAAAGTATTAAAGTCATCAATTGCTAATTCTGACCTTATTGCTATTTGCTTACTTCTTCTAACTAAATCTCCACTATCACTATTTATAAGAAATGTAGTTGTGGTATCATCTGAATATTTAATTTGTTGGTACCTATCGCTATCATTATTATAGTATCTTTTATTAATTTGACCAACCACAATACTAGCACCTGACGCTGGAATTAATACGAAATTTAGTGATGTTCCACCTGTTAATGTATAGGTTGAAAATGCTTCTTGTCTAACACCATCCATAAAACAAGCTATTCTTGTTTCATTTAAAACTGGTGTTGATATTGTAAATTGTTTGGTAGCACCGTCACCTGTGAAATATTGAACTTCAAACATCTCTAATCTTTCTTCAAGGTAATCTCCTTCATCTCTAGCAACACTATCAGATTTACCATCTTCATAGTACTTTGATACTTCTATTGGTTGAGTAGTAAAATTTGGATCAATAGAAGATAGATAACACATACCCTCTTTAGTACGTCTTATACCATTGAATACTTTTTGTTTTTTGATTTCTCCTGGGATTATATAAGCCATTTTATTTCTCTATATTTATTTATTAAGTTATTGCCAATATACTTGCTACTGCCTCAACATCAACAGAAGTTGAATCAGGAGAAGGATCAGCGACCACTCTTAATATGTCATTGTTCTCCAAATTTACTGGTTTATCTAAAGTTAATGTATTACTAGCAGGAACTTCTAAATTTCTACCTATATGTCTATAAGTTGTTCCACCGTCAGTAGTAACTTTTACATTAACTCTTGCTGTACTGTATCCACTTTTATTTGAAATATATAATGCGTGAATTACAGCAGTTTCAGAACCGCCTGCTGTATATAAATCTGCTGAGGAATTATCTAAAACCCCTACAGTCATTCCTGCATTTTTAAATGTTGACGGCATAATCTTTCAACAAACCTATGAACCAAAAACTACAGAATATGCTAATGCGTCATCCGAAGTACCAATAGTACCTGAAGTGTTAGGTAATTTTAATATTCTATCTGCTGTTGGTTCTTCTACTGATAAAGTAGTTTCAAACGCATTTTCTAAATTCCCTTCAAATATAAAATTTGATCCGTTCATAGTAATATCTCTATTTGTAATAGAACCATTACTAGTTGCGTCTTGCAAAGTTACCGAACCTGCACCACCAATTTCTTTAATCTGTCCAGCTGATTTTTTTATATAAAATTTACCATCTGTTACATTAACAGCCAACTCTCCAACATCCATATTATTTGCGTCTGGAATACGAGTTGCTACTTCTGTACGGTATGGTTTTATTTTTGTTGCCATAGTTTATTTCTTCCTTTTTAATTTCGCCCTAAATTTAATTCTATTTACTAATTTTGTTTTAGATAATCTTCTATCTAATTCAATTCCTAATTTTCTACCAATTCTCTCTAATTCTTTTTTTGTTTTGTTCTTTAAATCTTTAATTGTAATAGTAGTAGTCTTTGGTTTAACTGGTTCGTAAGAACTAACTGTTTTATTAATTAATCTTTTTATCCAACCAAACATTAGAAAGTTCCTCCATCTACTGTAGTTACTTCAACGTCACCAGCTGTTATTGTAAAGTTATCAGCAGAAAAAGAAGCAACACCAATGTTTGATGTACTTGCTAATTCTCCAACTATTTGTAATTGATTGCCACTAGCAATTGTATTAATTCCTTCACCTGCTAAAAATTCTAAAGTGCCTCCAATTGAAACTTGTCCTTGTGTTGAAGACTCATCTTTGAAATAAAGAGGATCAGCAAATTTAGCACCTGTTAAAGTATTATTTGCAATCATTGAATCTGTAACACCTAAAGGTTTAACTCTTATTTGGTCACCTGAAACTTCAATTGAACTATTATCAGGATTTGTATCTATCGTATTACCATCTTTAATCAAACCTGCACCTGCAGTAATTTGACCTGCACCAGAAAATTGTGATACATCTAAATCAGTTGTTCCAAATACTGGTTGTCCTGTATGTGTAAATGTATATCCATTGTTAGAACCAATAGTTCCTTCTTCTACAAATACAAATGAACCACCACTTAATTCAGATGGTTGGTCTTCTGGAGTTGCTCTTGTTAATATAAAAGGAGTTGATCCAGTACCAACTTGGTCAACTTTATAAATACCGTTTTCGGTTGCGTCTGTTTGGTCTTTAACTAAAAGTCTATCGTTAACACTTAATGCTATATCGTCAACTGATATTGCACCGTTAAAATCTGCTGTTAATGTTGCACCAACACCTAATGTTCCATTATTATAAGTTGCTACTAAATCAGCAGTTGTTGCTGCTTTACAAGATGGTTTAGTATCTAAACCTTGAGCAACTTGGTCAACGTATGCTTTGTTTGCAACTGATTGATTTTGAAATCCTGCTCTATCTTCATAACCACTTGGTAAAATAACTGTACCTGTTCCGTGTGGTGTTAAATTAATATTTTTATTTGCCGCTGTTGTTGTAACTGATTGACCGTCAATTGTAATGTCATCAATTACTAAAGAAGTTAATCCTGCAATATCTGTTTCAGTAGCACCTAAAGTTAATACTGAACTACCTAATGTTGTAGTAGGATTTGCTAAATTAGAATTTGATATACCTGCACTACCCGATAAATTTGAATCTGTTAATGTGTTCGCCTGAATTTCTACATTGTTATCGGTAACAACTGTATCCATACCTGCGCCACCAGCGAAAGTTAATGTTTCAGCTGTATTGTAAGTATCTGTTCCTGTATCACCTGCTAAATCAATATATTGATTAACAGTCATAAACTCTAAATTACCAGCACCGTCAGTTTTTAAGAACTGACCAGGAGAACCATCAGCACCTGGTAATGCAAATGTTGTTGTAGCTGATAGTAAGTTAGGTGCTTTAAGTCCTACAAAGTTAGTACCGTTATTAGTACCTTCATTAAATTTTATTGTTCCACCTACACTAGTAGAATTACCTACAATGAATTCGTCTATTGCTTTATTTGAATCTATTATTACAGCACCGTTTGCTGTTAATGTACCTTGTACGTGATCCAAAATTTCAGCGAAATATTGTCCACCGATAACTGATATATTATTTGCGTCACCATTTCCATCAACTCCACCTTCCCCAATGAATAATCTATCTCCTAGATTACCTTGAGTTCCTGTTCCATAAGTAAATGCTAATTCCCCAAGTTTTAATGTAGCTGGTGCTGAAGTACTTGATGAACGTTTTATCTGTATTACTGTTGCCATATGCTAGTTTTTAAAAACTCCCACAATTAAATAATAGTGTTCCTGTTGTAGTAACTATTTCGGTTCTAGTTACAAATTTATTATCACTAGACCTATATTGAATCATTGCGCCATCATCTAAATGTGTTGTGTCAACATCACCAAGAAGAGCAAATTTTAGGGAAGAATTTTGTACTGCTACCGTAGATGGTAAAGTTACCGAAACTGCCTCTGGACCATCTCCAGTATTTACATTTATATTTGCTGTTGTAGTAGTTTTTTGCCCTACCGTGGC